CACCCTAAACCTGAAGAAGTACAATGTTCAAATCCTGTTGAGGAACCTGAATTTATTAAACCATATTTCGGTCTACGTTTATTCCCAGTATGGCACGTAGGTACAGATTATCTATCTGAAATTGCTAAAAATTGGTACGATTATTTAGTATCTAAAGGTGTTGAATTTGTATGGGAAACTAAAGTAACCGATATTGATTTTGATAATCAAATGATTATGTGTGGTGAATTTGGAAACAAATACGATGAACTTATCTTTGGTGTAGGTAAATCAGGCATTGACTTTGCTCAACAATTAGCCCAAGACTATAAACTCCCAGATGAACCTAAATCAGTACAAATTGGTGTTCGATTTGAGGCACCACAAGAACACTTTCAAAAACTAATCGATATTTCATATGACTTTAAGTTATATAGAAAATTCGATGATGAAGGAGTTTCATTACGTTCATTCTGTACAAACAATAATGCTGCTTATGTTGCTGTAGAAGAAACATATGGTGATCACAGTTATAATGGTCACGCTAAGAAAGACGAAGCATATAGAAACAACATGACTAACTTTGGTATCTTGATGGAAATTAATGGTATTGAAGATCCATTTACTTGGTCACGTGATGTAGTTTCTAAATTACAATCAAACGGAACTGGTTTATATTATAGTCCATCTCGTAAACCATCAACTACATCTGAAGGTAATAATGTAACCTCAACTCAAATTAGTTTAGATACACTTACTCATGTTGTAGAACCTGCAATGGGTGGTTATTTTAAATATGTTATGGATTTCATTATGGATATGAAAAAAGTATTCCCTACACTTGGAGATGATTGGGGAATGTACATTCCTGAAGTAAAATATCTATCACCTGAGGTAAAAGTAGATTATAGTAATCTTAGTTTAGTAGATTATCCTAACGTACATTTCGTAGGTGATGCTTTAAGCGCCCGTGGTATTACAGTATCAGGAGCACAAGCAATTTATGTAGCAGAAAGTTTTTTAAAATAAAAGTTATGAAAATAGGATTTTGTGGAACAATTTCAGTTGGTAAAACAACATTAGTTAATGCATTAAGAGAATTACCTGAATTTGCAGACTATGAATTTAGAACAGAGCGTTCAAAATATTTACGTGATTTAGGTATTCCATTAAACACTGACTCAACATTAAAAGGTCAATTTGTATTTTTGGCTGAACGTTCAAGTGAATTGTATTTAGAAAATGTAATTACTGATCGTACTGTTATTGATGTAATGGCATTTACGCGTTTAGCTGATTCAATCCCATATTATATAGGTGATACGTTAAATGAAGTTGCTGCTCATTTATTGCGCGAATATGACTATATTTTCTACGTTTCACCTGAGGGTGTTGAATTAGAAGATAATGGAGTACGTGCAGTAGATGCAGAATATAGAATGGAAATTGATAAGGAGATTTGTAAAATTATTGAAAAACATAAAACTAAAATCCCTTACTTTGCTCGACTATCAGGCACTACCGAGGAAAGGATTAAGAAATTGAAACAAGTAATGGGTCTCTAATATTTATAAATAAAATTAGACAATGAAAAAATCTCGTTTACTCGAAATCATACGTGAAGAAATTAGTGCTGTTTTACATGAAGGTGAAGCAGAAGAAAAAGCAGCTCAAATGGCCGCTATTAAAGCTGCCGATTTAGAAATCAAAGCTCTTCAAAAGAAAAAAGCTGAATTGATGAAAACCGGTGTAGCCGAATCAGAAGAACTAAATGAAATCCCAGATTTTGCTGGTGCTGGTGGTCGATTTGATAAACAAGTAGCAGCAAAATACGGTGAAGAAGATACCCTAGAAGCAGCTACTGAGAAAGTCACTAATAGAGTACTATCAGATAAAGGTATAACTAAAGCTGATGTTGCTAAAATGGACACTCAAGAACTTAAAGCTCTATTAAAAGACATTCGTGCTTTTATTTCCCAAAAGAAACAATCACCAGAAGTAGCAGCAGCTCTTGAAAAACAAAAAGAATTTGATGATTCGGGAAGTAATTTGCAAGATAACCAAACTAATAAAGCTATTTTAAGAGTATTAGGGTTTGGGTCTAAAAAAGGACCAAAAGGGCCAACTAAATCTAAAGAAGAAAAACCTGCTAAAGAGAAAGCTTCTAAAACTGAAAAATCACCTAAAGCAAAAGCTGAACCTAAAACCTCTAATCCAGATGAAGCTCCAGCAGGTGATGCTGAAATGGAAAAAGCTGCTAGAGGTAGAGATGATTTAACTATACAATATAGAGGTGTTATGGATATTTATAAAAAGATGAAAGCAGAAGAAGGAGATAAAGCTGCTCTAGAGTATCTAAAAACTAAACAAAATATTGTTAAAGCTTATAAAAAAGCCCAAGAAGTTAATATTTAATGATTCAAAATAAAACATTCCAATTAAAGCTATCCCATCTTATCATAGGTGGGATACTTTTATTGTTACTAGTATTTTTAGTTAAATGTGATGTTGAAAAATCTGCACCAACTGACAAATACGAAAAACAAAAACAGGAAATTGAGCGACTAAAAAACAATATTGAAGTATTGAAATTTGGTCAAAAAGTTTTAAACAAACAACTCGATCAACAAAATCACATTGTTGATTCATTGAATATAGAAATTAAACACACCGAAAAAGAGCTACAAACAACACGCACATATTATGGCAACAAAATTAAAGATCTTACTAGTGCTTCTAATTCTGAGCTCGAGCAGTTTTTCTCAGACCGTTACAGATAAAATTTGTTTTTCACACGATAAAGCACGAGCTATTGCAATTGACCTCACACGAGGTGATTCAGCTATTGCTGAATTGAAAGTTGTAAACAAAATGGTATGGCAATTGAATGAAAAAATTGACGCCAAAGACAGTACCATCAGCATTTACGCATCTAAATAAAAAAATTATCTTAAGCAAGTAGCAGACTATGAAAAGATTGTTACTGTACAAGATACTGTAATTAAAGGACTAGAAAAAGACGTTAAAGATCTAACTCGCAAAAACACTAACTTAAAGAAAGGTATTAAATGGTTAGGTGGAGGATTCGTGTCTTCCGTACTTATTCTTCTTACATTTACCATAATTAAATAATGGAAGAAAAAAGTTTAAAACAAGTCGTCCGCGAGGAGTATATAAAGTGTGCCCAATCACCGGCATATTTTATGAAAAAATACTGCCAGATCCAGCATCCGAAGCGTGGGCGAATGCCTTTTAACCTTTATCCATTCCAAGAAAAAGTACTTACTCTATTTCAAGAGAACCCATACTCAATAGTACTTAAATCTCGCCAGTTAGGTATCTCAACATTAGCCGCAGGTTATTCATTGTGGATGATGATTTTCCATGAGGATAAAAACATCCTTTGTATTGCAACAAAACAGGAAACTGCTAAAAACATGGTTACTAAGGTAAAATTCATGTATGAAAGCTTACCTTCCTGGTTAAAATTTGCAAACAAACCTGATGAGGCAAATAAATTAACACTTCGACTACCAAATGGATCCCAAATTAAAGCAGTTGGTGCATCAGCAGATGCAGGTCGATCAGAAGCCGTTTCATTGTTGATTATAGATGAGGCAGCCTTCATTCATAATATTGGTGAGATTTGGGCCTCAGCTCAACAAACCTTAGCTACGGGTGGTGGATGTATCGCATTATCTACACCTTATGGTACAGGTAACTGGTTCCATCAGACATGGGTTGCTGCTGAAATGGGTGATAATAGTTTCTTACCTATTAGATTACCTTGGGAAGTTCACCCTGAACGAGATCAATCATGGAGAGATCAACAAGATAAAGATTTAGGTATTCGAATGGCAGCACAGGAATGTGACTGTGATTTTACAACATCGGGTGATACAGTATTCACCCCTGAAGATATTACTTTTTACGAACAATTTCACGTGAAAGAACCTCTAGAAAAACGTGGTATTGATCAAAACCTATGGATTTGGGAACCAGCGGATTATTCGAGGAGTTATCTGATCGTAGCTGATGTAGCGCGTGGCGATGGCAAGGATTATTCGGCGTTTCACATCTTTGATGTCGAAACATTCACTCAGGTAGGTGAATATAAGGGTCAAATTAATACAAAGGATTATGGACATTTGTTAACAAGCATTGCAACGGAATATAACAATGCCTTATTAGCAGTCGAAAATCAAAGCGTAGGTTGGTCAACCGTACAAACCATTTTAGACAGAGGTTATCAAAATTTCTATTACTCACCAAAAGGTGGAACAAATAATGTAGATTCTTTCTTTGACCCTTATATGGATCATAGTAAAATGACCCCGGGCTTTACAATGTCAAATACAACTCGTCCTATAGCGATTGGAAAATTCCAAGAAGCTGTTATGGATAAAGGAGTAGTTTTCCATTCAGCTCGCCTATTAGAAGAAATGAAAGTATTTATATGGAGAAATGGTAGAGCAGAAGCTCAATCAGGATACAATGATGACCTAGTAATGGCATTTTGTATTGGTTGTTACTTACGTGATACCGCTTTTAAATTAAGAACAAGTAATATGGAAATGACTAAAAGTATGTTGAATGGTATTGGTAATTCCAAAACTGCATATGCTGGAGGTTATTCCAACGGACCCAGTTATGCTGATAAGTATAACAATAACCCATTCCAAATACATAACCCTTACTCAAACGGCAAAGAAGACATTTCTTGGCTTATAAATTAAAATATGGCAGATACAGGACTATTTTCACGATTAAGACGACTATTTTCAACTGATGTTATCATCCGAAATGAAGGAGATAACCAACTGAAAGTATTTGATATAAACAAAATCCAAATTTCAGGTGAATATGAAACCAATGCATTGGTAGATAGATTCAATCGTATCTATACTAACTCACACACCTCAATTTATGGATATCAAAGCAGCTTTAATTACCAAACTCTACGCCCCACACTTTATTCCGAATATGATTCAATGGATACAGATGCTATCATTGCTTCTGCCCTAGATATTTTAGCGGATGAAAGTACATTGCGTAATGATATGGGTGAGGTATTACAAATTCGCTCATCTGATGAAGATGTACAAAAAATTCTATACAATTTATTCTATGATGTATTGAATGTAGAATTTAACTTATGGCCTTGGATTCGTAACATGTTGAAATATGGTGATTTCTTCCTAAAACTAGAAATTGCTGAAAAATTTGGTGTGTATAATGTAATTCCTTACAACGCATTCCATATTGAGAGACAAGATGGATACGATAAAGACCACCCAAATTCAGTCCGTTTCCGTTTTGATCCAGATGGTATTTCATCTCCTTCGGATTATGGTTACTACAACGTACCAAATTCAGGTAATCAAGCAAATGCTATTTTCTTTGACAACTATGAAATGGCACACTTCCGTTTATTAACGGATACTAACTTTTTACCTTATGGTAGATCGTATTTAGAGCCTGCTCGTAAGCTGTTTAAACAATATATTATGATGGAGGATGCGATGTTAATTCACCGTATCGTTCGTGCACCTGAAAAACGTATCTTCTATATCAACGTTGGAAATA